ATCCACTGGAGCCTGACGAGCCGCTCGAACCCGAAGACCCGCTTGTGCCTGACGATCCGCTCGAGCCGGATGATCCACTGTAGCCTGAGCTTCCGCTGCTTCCTGAGCTTCCTTTCGTTCCCGAATCGCCACTGGGCTTCGATCCGGATCCGGACGCTCCGCTGGAACCGCTCGATCCCGACCCGTTCCCCGAGGGCTTCGAACCCGAAGAACCGGACGAGCCCGAGGAGCCACTCGAGCCCGATACTCCTGAGGAGCCGGACGAACCAGACGAACCACTGCTCCCGGAAGATCCACTCGAGGAAGTGTCGCAGCAGACGAGTGCATAGATAGGAAGAGTATCGAACCCCACATAGTGCATGAGGTAACGACCCATCCGAGGAAATTCACAGCTTGATACCGCATACAATGGTTCTCCGTTGAGGCTGCCGAGGTAATGACCCAGTTGTCGCTTGGGTGTTTGTCCGGACCGTTTCTTGACGCACAGGGCTGCATACACGGGGAGCCCTGCATCGTGTGCCATTGAGCGGGCGAGATAACGGCGTGATTCGAGGGTCATTGGTTGGCATCCACCACTTTGCAAGGAAAGGTGCTGTTCCAAGACCGAGTCACCGGATCGAAGGTTTGAACCACGCCGGGGTAATAGCCGTTGGCATCCGGAATGTTGCTCGTGATGAACACGATCTCTTCGAAATTCGACGCATCGAATCGAATCACAGCCCATCGTGGATTGCCAGCGGGTTCCATCCACAGGACATGGGCCGGACCATGGGGCACGTTTTGTAAGTAACCTGTTTGCCCAGGAATACTTGTTGCGCAGGCGTAGAGCGTGGCTCCGACGGCCACGCGCGCGATGATACATCCCGCGATGACCGCAGTTCCAATCAGTCCAACAGCCAGCGGTTCCAGGAGAATGCCAAATCGCGTCCCAATTCCAGCGAAGGGGACCACACCACCAAACGTCAACTGGCGCTTGAATTCGATCGCATTGTCACTCGGACCAATGATCGGGTTTCCCAAGGCTACAATGGAGAATCGATCCAGTGGGGCTCCGGTTTGATTGCGGACCTTGGCCAGGGTCGGTTGCCGATAGACTCCATCACTTTGGGCGAACTGATCGTGTTGCCGATTCTTCTGTTGCTGGGAGACATCGAGCAGCGCATTCCACGCTTCGGCAGGAATCTTGAGTGGATCGCCCGGCTGGACCTTGCGGAATTTGTCCCCCATGGTTGTTAGACTCCGATCCCAAGCCCCGAGAAATTCCCATAGGGATAGACCTGTTCCACATAGGCTGCGATCGGGCGCTTGATCAGCGCTTTAGCAGTAGCATCCTCATCGTCCGTAAACCGTAGCCAGAGATAATGCCAACCTTCCTTATTGATTCCTGTGATACTCCCCAAAGAGAGGCTTGCCACATTCGGGCTTGCTGCGAATCGAAATGTGATCTCCCAGTCCTCGAGCCCTCGCTTGGAACCGCTCGCCCCCAGAAAGAGCACCTCTCCTTTTGCGAAGCCTTTGAACGAGGCTCCATTGACCTTGCCTGTGAGATTAAAGAGCGCTAGCTTGTAAGCGGGCGTTACGAGCTCATCGAGGATGTAGTGCGTTTCCGTAAAGTTAAAGACCGGAACCGTGATGTCGGTTCCTTCCACGCGATCGTCGGTGACTCCGATGGCGCCATAGAAATTGGGAGCTATGAATCCTGGCGCTGCCACTCGTTGCACATTGGCGAGGCCTTGCGTAATGTGCTGCGTACCCCCTCCGGTATCGAACGAGTACTGCGATTCACTCGTCCACTTCACATACCTTGCAGTCCCCTCCCAGACGCCTCCGCCTAAATGCAGAACACGGAGGTTCTCAAGAACGAGTCCATCAAAGATCAGCGGAGCTGCCGAGGTCAGTAGCCCTTTGGCGACCCCTTCACTTTCCGTGTTCATGATCGAATAGATCAAGTCCACGGAGGGATTGTCCTTATTGTCGTTGATTTCGCGCGAATCGAAGCGTTCGAGGATGTAGGGGTCTGCCATGGTGGATCGTTACCCAAATACCAAGCCGCCCTGTTTGGCTTGTTGCACGAGTTTCTTGGTATTGGCGGCCACCTCTTCGCTTGCCTTGGCGGTCCGTTCCCCGAGAGAGTCCGCGCCGAGATTCATGGCTGCGAGCGGATTGAACGTTCCAACGACATCGGTCTTCTTCTTGGTTTCAGCGAGGAGTTGATCGAGCCCGGCGCCAGTGGGTATCTCGAAACCAGGGATTTTCAAGGCACTCGAGGTTCCGGTTGGTGATTCTGCGCGTCGCTTGGATGCATCCCCCAAGGCGGCTTGCCATTCGGCTCGCGCCTTGGCAAGTTCCGCTTCCGAGTCTTGCAATGCTTTCTGATTGGCGGCTGCGAGGGCTGCTTGCTCCTGAGCCTGCATATCGCCCAGCGCCGACTGCGAACCGAGTCGATCGCGCTCGATCTGGTCACGCTGCGCCGCGCGCTTTGCCTCGCGCTCCATGAGGGTCTGATTCTGACCTTGATCGATCAGCCCATCCTGGCGCGCGATCTCCTCATTGATCTTGGCGATCTCAGCTTCGGCATTCGTGTCGCCGAACAAGCCTTGGATGCGGGCCCACACCTTCTGAAAGAATCCGCTGAAGCGATTCCATCCCTTTTGCAATAGACTAATGAGGACGGTCCAGCTGTCAGCGATGAAGTGGGTGGTTTCAAGCCAACCGGTTTGGAGTCCCGCCCAGGCATCGGTCATTAGACCAGCGACACTGAAAACCGCACTCTGAAAGACGCCGACGAAATAGCCTTTGAAATCGAGCCACTTCGATTCCAGAAATGCAATCCCTCGCTGCCATTCCATCTTGAGGGTTAGCCACAGGATTTTGCCTGCCAGCGCAATGTCACCGGTCGCAAGGGCATCGCCGATTCCCTGCCACGCGGCGAGAGCGGTGTCTCGGAGGTCGTTGAAGCGATCACCAAGCCACTGCATAGCCTGGGCCCCGGCACCGGTTGCATACAGTAGATAGGCAACCAAGGTCGAAAGACCTACGATGGTTAGTCCAATGGGTGATAGTATGGAAACCAGCATTGAACCGATCGCTGCGATCGCAGTGCCGACCCAAGTGGCAGCAAGTGCTAAGCCACCCAATACCGATCCGAGTCCCGTTGCGATAGCACCAAAAGCAACCATTGAGCCACCCGCAACAGCGATGGCGGCACCTACCTTAAAAACCCATAACACGGCCGATTTGTTCTGCTTAATCCATTGGGTTGTAACGATGGTGATCCGAGTTAGAAGCTGCACGGTCTCTGCAAGGACAGGGGCCAGCGCCGCACCGATCGCGAAAGCAGCTCGCGTTAGGACCTTCCAAAGTGCATCCATAGCATCGCCAAAACCAGCTGCAGCTTGGGCATCCTCGGTAGAAATCGTCAAACCCATCTCTCGTGCCTGTTTTTGAAACTCCTCAATCCCTTTCGCTCCATTCAGAAGCATTGGCATCAAGGCAGTCCCTGACTTGCCGAAGATGTCCATCGCCATTGCTGTCCGATGTGCCGGATCCTCAACCTGACTAATTCCCTCAGCGATCGCTTTGAACTGCTCGTCAGGACTCAAATCAATGAGAGTGGAGATTTCAATTCCCAAACTTCGAAAAGCGTTGGTGGCTTCACCGGACCCTTCTGTTGCTTTGACAATGAGACGTTGCATTTTCCGGAGGCTACCTTCAAAGGTCGCCATGTCTGTCCCAGCAAGTTGCACCGCCCAAGAGAGCTCAGATAACGCTTCGACCGATGTTCCCGTCCTTTGACTGATGTCGTCGAGGTCACCCCCGATGTTTGCAAAGACCTTAGCAGCTCCTGCTAGTGGGGTAACGATGCCTGCACCGAGCATGGCCATCTTGGTCCCGATCCCTTGTAAGCTTTTTCCAAAGGCATCCAGCCTCTTGGCCGCATCGTTGAGTCCCTTCACCAGACGAGAGTCTTTGGTCGATAGCTCGATGTAGGCTGCGCCGGCTTTGATACTGGACGTTGATGCCACGGCTTAGAATCCCCCTTTTCGATCCACGAAGACGCGTTTCAGAATGTCGACTCCAACTCGTTCGTTGCGCGGCGGAGTTCTATGGGTGTGTGGGTTGAAATCGTTCGGTTTCCAAGGCCTCGCCCGTTTCGGGTCGCGATGGACATTGGCCAGCATCGCCAACAATGCGGAGGTATGTCCCCACGCAAAGCGACTGCGAGCCTCCCCCATGGCGATCAGTTCGCGGAGGGTGAACGGACCGGGATCGAGGCCGAGGATCCCGGCAAGTTGCCAGACGAGCTGATCCACTTCTGCGCTTCGATCTCGGGATCGATCGTCTGAAGGACCGTCTCGGCGTGGGCCAGCACCTTGTCGCGCACTGTTTTGCCCGCCTGGATCGCTTTCCTCAGACTCTCGCGTGCGCGGGCATCGGGGAAAAAATCGATCAGTTCCTCCACGAAGGCATCTGCGGCCCGCGCGATGGCATCACCTGCCAATGCGCGTCCAAACTCCTCATCCGTCACACCGAGCTTGTCGGCTTGGTCCTTACACAGGCCATACAGCACATCGGCAAGAGTGACTGGATCCGAGACGAGTTTTCCCAGAGACTGAAAACCATCGTCGACCAAGGCATACAGATCGATACGGAGGAGCCCGCGAACGCGCTTGATCGCCGCCACGTTGATAGCGATCTCCCAGGTCCTTTGGTCATTGGCCACAAAACTGTGCATCCTTGAGTTGCTCCTTCCAGTGATTAGGCGATGGTCATCCACGAGGGTGGATTGATGGAATACGTAGGCTTGGCCGTTACAGACACCGTGATGGCTTCTTCGAGCGCTTCGTTCCGGCTGAAGCTGCCGATGCGAAACAAGGCTCGTAGCCCTTGGGACCCCGAGCTACCTGGACCAGAGATGGGTCCATCCATAACTGCGAATTCAATGAACTCGTTTTCGAAGTATGCATCGCGCACCGCGGTGAAGTCGGTGTCGGATGTATCCCAGACCATTTCGAATTCGAGGGACGCATCCTTCAGTGTGCTGACCGTCGCGCGCCATCCGTTGTTACCACGTGTGGAAACGTCCGCTTCCCCCGACTCGAGATTCAGGGTCAAATCGCGCACGTTGCCAATCAGATCCCAGGTCGGTGTCGCATAGGTCCCCGAGTTGCGATAGAGCTTTCCATCCAGGCCGAGTCGTACTCCCATGTTTGTCTCTCCTTAGGAACGAACGCTGTTGGCCCACAACTTGGGCAAGCGATCTTTGACTTTTTCCAATGCGGGTCCCATGAAAGGACGTTTCGGATACGTTTCCCTTCGGTACCGACCGCCGAACTCATGGGCTTTCCCGGCCGTACCGATGATGTCGTATGCAGGGCCGATCAAGACCACACCCCGCTGTGTGTCCACGGCGTAACGGATCGATTGCTTGAGTCGACCTCGACGGGTGCTGGGTGGCGATCCTGGCATGGAGGCGGTCTTGCGCCGCCGGATGCTGCGCCGCGCTGCCAGGCGGATTGCAGCACCTGCATGTCCCAGGCTCTTGAAACTCCCCTGCTTGGCCTTTGCACGGACGCGGTCCAGCGATTTCTTAGTCTTCACGCGAACGACGATCATAGTGCGGTGTACCCCTGTGCGTTGACGTACACCGCTGCCCCCGTCGTGATGCACGCGAAGTTCAATGCGGTATTCGCAGTTGTCCGCAAGGGATTCTCAAAGAGGATCTCCGACATCGGCGCATTGGCAGGCAAGTGACCACGCCAGATGATCGTGGCTCCATCCTTGAGAACGACTTCGGTGGCAACGGCCGAGTTGTTCGAAAGCTGCATCGAGTTGATGTACCGTCGCAGTCCCACACCTGCCGCTGCGGCGATCGCGACATCGGTGGTATTGATCACGCCACCGGCGGCTGAGGCATATGACCACTCCAGTTCAGGAATCTGCCAGGGACGAATGATCACAATCCCTTGGGGTGTTGAGAGGAGGTCCGCCACATCACCGTTGGAGACTGCCGTGTACGAGGCTGTCCCGGCTCGGGCTGCGATACGTACCGGGTTACCGGAAACCGCTGCATCGTGCGCGGCTTGTCCGGCTACGTTGGCTGTCACGGTCCCAATATTGGTCGAGGAGGCCGTCGCGCCGGTCAGAATCACTCCGAGCCCTTGGCCCACGGCGGTTTGTCCACGACCTGCCGTGATTTCCGACGTGAGTTCCGCATAATCCTGGCAGTTGATGAACTGGGACTGCAGATTGATGTTCGCAGCCGGAGCGGCCGCAAGCGCTACATGGCCAGAACCAGCGACGTAAGCGCCCCCAAAAACCGTACCAGTCAGGTCGATCGTGTTGGCATCAATGACCGTTGCCGAGAAATTGCCCCGCACAACGGTTCCATTGTTGGTGATGCCATTGAGATGGTCCACCCATACAGTCGGATTGCCCGTGTAACCATGTGCCGTGGAGGTAAGACGGATCACGTTTCCTGGACCAGCCACTGCATTACTGATGGCTCGGAACGCCTGATGGTTCA